TACAGAAAAGCAATTATTAAATACAAGGCTTGGTAAAACTATTACGAGCACTGTCATTCCAAGTCTTAAAGCTACTGCTGCAAAATCACAATCTAAAGCTGCATCTCTTAATCAGTCAGAGCTTTCTAAAACAGTTGGAGCCCTAGCATCTGGGTTTCAATCAATAGGAGAAGATTTTAGAGAAAACATTGGTACAACTGATGAGCCTTCTCCAGCAATATTACGTCAAGATCCTTCGGCTAGTATTGGAATTAAAAAAACTTGTGCATTAAAAGGTGCCTTATCAATTTTTGCCGGATCGAGTGTTAATGACGGGTTTCTTAATGCAAGCGTTGGTTCTTCAGACCCGGCCGGAATAAAGGCTTCACTCGAAGGTTTGTTAGAACTAGTTACTCCGACTGCACAAGATTTAGAAGCGGTATTAGCATCTGTATCTTCATTACCCGATTTAGTAGGTGAAGCTTCACTATCTGATCCTATTAATGAGATAACACAAGCAAGCCAAGTTGCTTCAACCCAAATTGATAGAAAATTAAATAATCCGATAAGTAAACCTGGCATAAGCTTTATGAATTTACTTGTAAGCGCATTGAATACTGTAAAAAGCGAAGCGCCTGTAAGTCAGATCAATACTTCGGTAGTCTCACAGAGAATTGATGAAAACGGAAGAACTGTTAATTTCAATTTAGTTGATGAAAAATCTAATACATCATTATCTGAAGCAATTACACAAAGTGATGCATCATACATTCCAAGTACAGTTGATGTGTATGATATTAATAGCAATTCATTTAAGTGGTTTGGCGGCTTAACAGACTTAGATACGTATGTATTTGAACCAGTTGATACGGTCGAAGAGCTAGAAGCTGAGTTAATAAATACAAAAAGAGAATTAACAGGTACGGTTATCCATTGGACGCGAACACACACAGATCAATTTATAACTGCAAGGGATCTACATTTACGAGATATTCAACGACAAAACAGAGCGCTTGGAAAAGACTATAGCATATACGCAAAAGAAGCCGGCATTCAATATCATTATATAGTATTAAGAAATGGACAGTTCAACGTGGGCGACCGCTATCTAAAACTGGGCTGACTGGTACTGCGTGGGCTAAGAGAGGAATTCATATTGCATTTGTCGCTGGATATAATTCACCGGCCGGAACTCCTAATTATGAGCAGACGCTTTCTAGTGCGTCTATAACTGAACAACAATGGTTATCATTTGAGCAAGTCTTAAAAACTTTGTATAAAGTATACCCCGGAATGTCAGTTGTAGGACACAACGATGTTAATCCAGTTTCTACTTGCCCAGGCTTTAACGTGATTGCATATACAGAGTCTAACTTTAATAAGTCAGTAGTATATGATGACGTTGCAAAATATGATGAAGCCTTTACTACCGAAGAACAAGTTAATAGGCTTTCAAAGAAAATTATTAAAGAGACTGAAGGTGCTACTGGTCCTTTATTAAGTTTAGCAGAAAAGTTAAAGGGTGCGTTTGCACAAACAGATCCTATAACTGGGGAACAAAAAATTCCGACTCCAACAGAGCTATTGCAGGATGCCCGAGATTATGAACAGTTTAAAGAAGAGTCTTTAAAAAATCTTACTCAGATTGAAAAGGAAATCACTAAAGCTATTACAGAAAATGGTTTAGATGATGCCCTACGGGATGCGTCTAATGCAATAAAGACAGCATTAGAAAGTGAGCTTAACATCACAGAAAATGCTACTATAAAATCTAGGAAAAACTTACTAAATGCAAATGCAACTTATAATAGTATTGCCGGTTGGGAGGATCTACCATAATGGCTGATGAAAAAGTATTAGATGACGATGTAGAAAGCCTTAAGCTTTCGCAAAGTGCAGAGAAGACCGATACTACTGGGCGCGATATTGACGGATTCGCTGATCCTAGTAGGTCCTTCCCACGTGAAGATTATGTATTAGATGTTACTACAAATAAAGCTGCACGAGGTCATTTTAAGAATGATTTAAAATTAGGCGGTGGGTATGTTAATGTTTCATTAGAACTCAACGACCAACCAAATTCTACGTATCCATTGAATCAAATTAGAGAGACAGTAACAGGTCACGTAACAGAAATTGATGATACTCCTGGATCTGAAAGAATGTTATTCAAGCATCGAACTGGTGCTGGAGTAGAATTTAGATCTGATGGATCAGTTGTTGTATGTGCAAAAAATAATACCGTACAAATAACAGATGGTGATCATAAGGTTATTGTTGAAGGTGACGGTGAACTAATATACAATGGCAATTTAAAGCTATCAGTATCAGGCGATTTTGATTTAGATGTCAAAGGCAACTTTAATGTCCGTACTGGTGGAAATAAAGTCGGTGTTACAAATGGTTCATATAAACAAATTGTAGAAAGAAACCATGATGTTACTGTGAAGAAAAATATGTTATCACATGTACTTGGTACTACTACACATATGAGTCTTGGCAATTATAATCATATGGTAAAAGGGAATCAGTCTAACTATGTAGAAGGTGAAGCTGAATTCTTTGTATCCGATACCCTTAAAATGACAGCACAAAACGAAGTAGTGTTATCAGCAAAAAGTGCTAATATCACGGCAAGTAGTATGACACTTATGGGAGACACTGGTGTTATTGGCGGAACCGGAATCATTGCATATGGTAAAGGCGCAACATTTGAAGAAGGCATTACTGCTCCTACGTTCCATGGAGATCTAGATGGTACAGCTACAACCTCTACCGTAACTCAGTCACAGAATTATGCAGAAGGGTTAACCGGCACCGCTGGGGCGATTACAAACACTATTACACCTATTCTACAATATGATGGACAAACGATCAAACCAACTACTAATATGATTGATGATTTACTTGATAAATCTGACCTTGGATATCGTAGAGTGCAAATTGATATTGGAAATGTATTAAGAAATAAAATTGACAAAACTGAGCAATATGGCGGTGTTGCAACACGAGTTTTGACTACCGCTGAAGTAAGATCTAAATTGAGAGATCCAAAGAATTATAGTAATACTAAATTTGTTGGATCACAAATCGCAGAAGGAAAGCTGTCTCCAACCTATATTGAAAAGACACACCCAATTATAGGAAGAATAATTAAAAATGAAAGCACTTCGTTCCGTGGTAAAACTAAGTTAGGCTCTCCACCATTAGGTACAGTAAAAAGGGTTAAGTTATGAATTATGTGCCAGATCCAGTATATAATCCTGAATTTAGAAATAGGATATCGGCTAGGACTAAATTAGCACCGGGGATTGCTTTAGCTAAATTTTTAGGTGGCTATGGAGATCCAGTGACGATTGATCATATTGATGATCAAGGCGAAAGATTAAAATTAGCTAAGCAATACTATTTGCATGCAGAAGCAATGCGAAGAATGAAAGATAATGAAGAATTTATTAATTATCGATTAGTTGTTGCCGAAGGCTTATACAAAAAAGGATTAAATGAAACTCTTGATGTTGAAAGTATAAATGGATTGTGCGAAAAGGGACAAGCTGTTATATATGAATTACGCAATCAGAAGGGTGAGATAGATACTGATAAGACTTTTGATTTAGCTTTGTATTGGATGCAGAATTTAGATTTTGAAAAAATGATATTAGATTATGATATATTTGATCCGAGCGGTGATTTATATGCATGCATAGTTTTGATTATGCCAAAAATACTTGCACCATGGAATATTTCATTTAAAAACAATGTAGAAACTCGATTTAATACACATGTACAAAGCACTAATGAACTAATTGAATGTTTAATCGAGCAAAGAGATACGTCACCTAAACTTAACGTATAAATATAAATTATAAATAGAAGAGATTACCATGGCAGCAAAAGCCTTTGCAATAGAAGACGGAAATCTTGGGACGCGCTCGGTTGTAACGGCGCGTACTAAGGTATATTCTGATCTAGATCTAACGTTCCAGAAAAAACCGAACGGGGATATCTATAAAAAAACAGATGCTGCAGCTGTAAAACAATCTGTTAAAACTATACTTACAACAAATTTATTAGAAAAACCTTTTAATCCTGCATTTGGTGGAAATTTAAATTCCTTATTGTTTCAGCTTGACACTGAAGCAGATACAGACTTAATACAAGAAAGTATTGTTGTAGCGATAGAAGATTATGAACCGAGAGCAAAAGTTTTAGATGTAATCGTGAATGTGAGTGGACAAAATCATTTGGCTAAAATTACGGTTGTGTTTCAAATTATGAATACACGAGAAGTAGTATCAGTTGATGTATCAGTAACGAGGGCGAGATAAATGGCTACAACTATAAAGTCTACAGATTTAGACTTTGACACTATTAAGCAAAAGCTAAAAGATTATCTTAAATCTAAAGATGAATTTACAGATTATGATTTTGAAGGTGCAGCCTTATCTAATGTTTTAGATGTGTTAGCTTATAATACACACATGAATGGTCTTATTGCAAACTTTGCCTTGAATGAATCATTTTTAAATACAGCTCAGCTTAGATCTTCGATTGTGTCTCATGCCGAAGCTCTTGGGTATGTGCCAACATCTTATACAGCCGCCCGTGCATTTATAAGCGCCAGTTTGGTAATTGCAGGTGGACCGTCATCGATTACTCTACCTCGAGGAACTTTACTTGAAGCTGCGATAGGTACTACAACATACACATTTAGAACTTTAGAGGTATACTCTGCAGTTCCTTCTGCAGCAGGTGTATATCAGCTTACAACATCTACTGGATCAGTTAATATTCCGGTATATGAAGGTACTGAGAAAACCAAAACTTTCTTTGTTGGAGCAAAGGCTGAATATCAAGCTTATATCATACCTGATAGTACAGCAGATATTAATACACTTCAGGTAAAAGTATTCGAATCTTCAACTTCAAGTGAATCATCTGGAATAACTTACGATAAGCTATCAACCGCAGTTGATATTACCCCGGCCTCTAGATACTACCAAATAAAGGAATCACCAAATGGGTATTTTGAAGTTTTGTTTGGAGATGGAATTTCAACTGGTATAGCTCCGGTCGCTGGTAATAAAATTGTAATCACGTATTTAACTCCTACTGGCCCTGATGCAAATGGTGCTACTGGATTTGGCAATTTCTCTTTGACTGTAGGAAATTCACCGTATACGGTTTCTGTTACTACAGAGTCTGCTTCTGCCGGAGGATCGTTTAAAGAGTCAATTGAGTCTATTAGACAGAATGCTCCTATACGATTTGCGTCTCAGCAGAGGTTAGTAACATCAAGTGATTATAGATCTCAAATTGCTTCAAGATACAGCTCGTATTTAGATGACGTTATAGCTTGGGGTGGAGAAGATAATATACCACCAAAGTATTCTACTACATTTGTTGGACTTAAATTTAAGACTGGCGTAGCTGATATTTTACAGCAAGATATTAAAACAGATATTGTAAATGATTTAACGTCAAATCTTTCAATTATGGGTGTTGATACGTCCTTTGTTGATCCTGTTACAACGTTCTTAGAATTAGGTCTTGTTTTTAATTTAGATCCAGACTTAACAACGTTAACACCGAAGTCAGTTGAAACTACTATTAAAACATTTATACAAACATATTTTAATACTAATTTACAAAAGTTTGGTAAAACATTTAGAAGATCAAATTTATTATCTGAAATTGATAATACGGATGGTGCTATTCTAAATAGTAAAATGACTGTTAAAGTTCAGCAAAGATTTACACCGATTCTTAATTCATCTTTAGCTTATGAATTAGATTTCCCGGCTGTGATTGCAGCTCCAGATGATGTTAATTATATCATAAGTTCAAATAGATTTGTGTTAGCTAATAGCACGTGTACTATTAGGAATAGATTAAACACTAATAGGCTAGAAGTGGTGAGCTCTGGTAACGATATTATAATAGACAACTTAGGTTATTATGATGCAGCTGCTGGAAAAGTAGTAATCGAAGGATTTAAACCTTCCAGAGTACTTAACGACACTCAGATTAAAATATCAATAGTTCCTGCTAACGAAAGTACAGTTAGACCTTTAAGAAATTATATTCTAGATTTAGACTTTGCAAAATTAGCTGTAACGTCTCAACTAGATTATCAAACGACAGAACTAACATTGTAATATGGCTCATAAATTAGAAGACAGAAACAGAAGACTCTTAAACTATAAGACGTCCAAAGTCAAATCGGTAGTACCTGAATTTTTTCATTCAGAGTACCCGTCGCTTGTTACTTTTTTAGAAGCCTATTATGACTTTATGGATTCTGATGATGCTTCTAGTTTTGATACAGAAATTAGTAACCTATATTCTATTAGAGACATATCAGAAACTCCGGAAAAATATTTAAACCAGATAATATACGAACTTGGGGCTGGGTTAACTAACGGTTCTATATTTCAAGATGCTAGATTTTCAACAAAAAGATTTGCAGATCTTTATTTAGAAAAGGGTTCTAAGAAATCAGTTGAAGAATTTTTTAGAGCCTTCTTTGGGCAAGAAGTTGAAATAGTATTTCCGAAAAACAACCTTTTTATTGTAGGTGAATCTCGGATTGGTGTTGATTCATTAAGGTATATTCAAGATTATGCAAAGTATCAATTATACTCAATTGTATTAAAAGTAGGTTTGGGTGTAGATACGTATAGAGATCTATACAAAAAGTTTATACATCCAGCTGGATGGTATTTTGAAGGTGAAGCTTCGGTAATTGGAGAAGCAGTTATAGCTCCACGTGGAATTACACCATGGGGGGATTCTACTGATGTAATTAGCACAGCTAATGTTGATCCATCTATCGTATCTGAAGTTATTATGGCAGAACCATTAATATCAGCAACTACGATCGGTGTATATGACTCTCACCTTGGAAGCTTTACCGGTGATATTGATATTAACTTTATTAATCAATACCAAGATAAGACGGTCGAAGAGCTTGATAGATTCTTTAATATTAGAGGTCTATACGATGTTAATAGCTTCACGTTTGATGATAGTAACGACCCAATTGATGGTCCGGACTTCTCAATGACATATGATAGCTATAATATAACATTCGACAAATCAATGTTCAAGAGATACCTAGTAGACTCTTCTTTCTAGTATAAATACACTTATAACATTTGACGGATTAGGAAATGGCAAAGCAAACTATAGCAACAGGCAGCGCAGCAAACGACGGAACGGGTGACACTCTTCGTCAAGGAGCTGACAAAGTCAATTCGAATTTTGCCGAGATCTATAATTATCTTGGGGATGGCTCTGCAATTAATAGTGCTGTTTCATGGGATAGTTATAATATTATTTTTGATGGCAGTAGTATTGACGCAAATAAAACAACGTTAGGAGTTGCAAATCCAACTGCACCTCGTGTTGTAACTATTCCTAATCACAGTGGTGATTTTGTTTTAGACAGCGCAACACAAACGTTAACAAGCAAAACTTTAACTGCACCTGTAATTAATAATCCAATAGTAACTGGATTTAAGTTTCAGGATAATGATGCATCTCATCAATATACTATTGTTCCTGGTGCGTTAACATCTTCGTACAACGTAAGTCTTCCTAATATTTCGGCTCATGATGCAATAGTTTTTGCTGATGCAACCCAGACGCTTACAGATAAAACGCTTACCGGACCTACGATTGATAGCGCAATACTAAATAATGATCATGAGTTAATATTCATGGATGGTGTTGCAAGTGCGGTTAATGAAATTACAATTACAAATGCTGCAACCGGTAATAGCCCAAAAATTTCAGCATCAGGCGCTGATACAAATGTTAATTTAGAGCTTGATGGAAAGGGAAATGGTCTGGTTGTATTAAGCCCGGCATTTGCCAGTGGCACACATAATGCAAACGGTATTATAGACTCTGATACATCGGTTATACTTTTCACGGGTGCAAATCATGAAGCATATCTTAAGCCTGGTGTAATAGCTGGTGATGTTAAGATACTGCTAAATACAACCACGACAGCAGATATATCTGTTATGAGGTCTACTGGTGCTGCAGTAAATTTATTTAGAAAAGGTAGTGGTGCATCAGCTCAGATGGTTATAAAACCAGGTGGATCCTCTCAACTTATTTGGGATGGAACATATTGGAATCCTGTAGGTTTTGGATTTGATAGTACTGGTGCTGCTTCGCTAGTAGATTTATAAAGGATAGTAAAATGGTAGCAAAAGTTACAGAAAAAATAAAAAGAAATTTTTTAGATGATACACTAGCTGAAGTAATCGGCGGTACTGACTATTATCATATTGGTATTGGTCATACAGAAGCATGGGATAGTGCTGATACTACTCCGGATACTAATAATTCTCAGCGCGGTGAGAGACAGTTTAGACAATCTATGCAATCTGTAAAGCTTGTGACAAATGCTTCTTATGCTGTTCCACGGTATAATTGGACAAATGGTACATCGTATTTTGCTTTTGACGATAATACAACTCGGCTCAGTTCTTCTAGATTCTATGTTTTAACCGAAGATAACCAAGTTTATATTTGTCTTCAATCAGGTAAGAATGCTGATGGTAGTGTAAGAGAATCAGTTACAAAGCCGACCGGAACATCAACAAATGCGATTGTAACTGCTGATGGGTACGTTTGGAAATATATGTATACTATTGGTGGTACGCAAGCCTCGAACTTCCTTACCGCAAACTTTTTACCAGTTGAGTATATTACTGACTCATCCGGAGATGTAGGTTTAAGTGGAGTGCAGGCGAATCAGGCTACAGTGA